TTCAGGCTACAACGCCCCGAAGCGAACGCCTAGCCATGCGACTAAAAGTCATGTTGTACTTGCTAAAGAAGGCGAGACTGTGAAGCTTATACGATTCGGGCAGCAAGGCGTATCTGGCTCTCCAGACGGCTCTAAGCGGAACAAGGCTTTTAAAGACCGACATGCTAAGAATATTGCCAAAGGCAAGATGAGTGCCGCGTACTGGGCTAACAAAGTCAAGTGGTAGTGTACAATCTGGCAAAGAGGTGCATATGGTAGCGAAACGCGGCCCGGGGCAACCCAGCAAATACGACCCAGCCTATTGTGATCAAGCTATCGAGTTTGGTCGCGTAGGCTTTAGTCGCGAGATGATCGCGGCTGAGTTTAAAGTGTCTTGGAACACACTGTTGAACTGGATGGATGCGCACGAAGAATTCCTTGAGGCCATGGAACAAGCGAAGATGCTTGAGATGGTGTACTTTGAGAAGACGGCGTTGGCGTACATGATAGAACAGCCGCAAGGCGCAAGGCTAAACACATCGCTATGGTCTCGGTCCATGGCAGCACGATTCCCAGCTAAATACCGCGAAAATTCTAAAGTCGAAGTTACTGGTAAAGACGACAAAGCAATTCAAGTAGATGTAGTCCATGACTTTGCACAGTCGCTGATGGACGACTTGCTGTCTATCCGGCAAACCGATGCTAAGTCAGTCAATAGCTGAACAGTTCGCACAACGCTTACAAGCGGGGCCGAACTTAAATCATGCGAGCCCTGAATGGCAAGCAGCGATTAAAGCGCGACTTAAATGGCTGTCAATAGCTAGCAAGCATCAAATCACGCCTAAAGGCAAATGGTGGAGCATCTGGCTCTTGCTTGCTGGTCGTGGTGCAGGTAAGACTCGGTGCGCTGCTGAATGGACGTGGTGGGAAGCTTGGACGAAGCCAAAGACCAGGTGGCTAGTCTCGGCACCAACGTCAGGCGACGTTCGCGATGTGTGCTATGAGGGTGACTCAGGGCTGATGAGCGTCATCCCATCGATACTCATCGACAACTACAACAAATCACAACATGAAATCACACTGATCAATGGGTCGATCATCAAAGGCATTGCGGCATCTGAGCCTGATCGCTTTCGTGGCCCACAGTTTCATGGCGGCTGGCTTGATGAGTTGGCAGCATGGCACTATCTTGATGAATCGTGGAACATGTTGCAATTCGGCATGCGACTTGGCAGTCAGCCACGCATCATTTGTACTACAACGCCAAAGCCAAAGCCGCTGATCGTTGACTTGGCGAACCGTGACGGCGAAGACGTCATCTATACGACAGCAACGACGTATGACAACATGCATAACTTGGCGCCAAGCTTTAAGGCGCAGATCATGCAATACGAAGGAACGAAGCTGGGTCGCCAAGAGATCTATGCCGAGATCATTGACCCCGAAGAGTCAGGCATCATCAAGCGTGACTGGTTTAAGCTATGGCCAGCTGAGAAGCCATTGCCTCAGTTCGAGTACGTGGTTCAGTCCTACGACTGTGCGACTAGTGAGAAGACACAGAACGATCCGACTGCTTGTACTGTTTGGGGCATCTTTAAGCCAAGCGCTGACAAGAAGATGTCAGTCATGCTGATCGACTGTTGGGAAGAATACATACAGTACCCAGACCTTCGGTCCAAAGTCATTGACGAGTCGACATCGATATATGGCGATGCGAACGAGTTTGGAAATGGAAAGAAGGTGGACCTGATACTGATCGAGGACAAGTCGGCAGGCATCAGCTTACTGCAAGACTTGCAACGAGCCGGGTTGCCTGTTCGTGGGTACAACCCAGGAAACGCAGACAAGATGACGCGGCTTAACTTGGTGGCGCCTTTGATACAACGAGGCAGAGTCTACATACCTGAGTCTACGAAGCATGAAGGTATGCCAAGAGATTGGGCCGAGGTGCTGGTTAGCCAGTTGTGTTCGTTCCCTGAAGTACGGCATGACGATCTAACCGACTCGACTTCACAAGCGCTACGTATTTTGCGTGACATGGGGCTTATTAACATTGATCCGGTGTATGATTCAGACGACTCATACGATGAGGATCGACCGACAAGGGTAAACCCATATGCCTTATGATGCACTAGGTAACTACATTCCAGGCGACGACCCAAGCATCGATCAGATGCAGTATGAGCTAACTAAGCGAGGACGACCGCTTGATAAAGTTGTTAACACGTTTAAAGAAGTTATTAACAACCCATTAGGCACTGCGATAAAAAAAGGCTTTGAAGCTCGAGAAGCAGTAAAAGACGTAGGTCGAATCGGCGCGTCTTTTTCGCCGGCAGGCATCGTCCCTATATGGCAAGCCGTTGCTGATGCAGGCGTGTCGAATGTTAGCAAGCTAGGTGCTGAAGGCTTGTACAACTTAACAGGCGACCAAGCAAACGCAGCTAGAGTAGCTAAAGAACGTGCTAACTTGCCTACTGTTCCTAAGCTGATTGAAAAGTATTCCGCACCATTACAAGCAAAAACGCCTGGCGGCCAAGCAATACAGCAAGGCGTGACTAAGTTCCTGTTTGATGACCTTAAGTTGCCCATGATACCTGCAGGACCTAGGGGATCAGGGTTTGCGGCATCTGGTGAACGTAGACCAATGCTTACGCCTAATGATACAAGAGCCATTTTAGGCGAAACAAACCGTGTTGCTACTCAGGTTCGTGACATACCGACCGATTTCCAAAATGCACAAAGCGGCTTTAGACGCCTCGATCCAATCACTAACAAACCAACTTTTGGCACCAAGTTACAAGGAGCGGCTGACTCACTTGGCGACACGATGCAACGTCGTAAGGAGCAAGGGCTAAATCTTGTTCCTGGCGTGCCTGATGAATTTGTACTTGATACACAAATGTATGCTGTTCGACCTGACAATAGCATGGCCATCGTGCCTAAGGTGCCACCTACAGTTAGCACTGATAGACGAATTGACCCCTTTGACCAGCAACGTATTAGCGCGAACAATATGCTAGATAGTCTGGACTTAGGCGATAAAGAGCAAACAACACGCCAGTACACTGCACAGTACTTAGCAGCGGCGCCTGCTAATGTTAAGAAAGCCCTAAAAGATTTTGGTGACGAAGACGCAAAACAAATGTTCCCTAACATAGCTAACATAGCCGACGTTAGAGAGTCTCGCGACGCGTTGTATTCAGATCCTGTAGCAAAGGAAAAGTATTATCAAGATCTTTTAAATCGATTTGCACAAACAAACCCACAATTCAAGTTGCCAACGTTTGATGAGCATCAACAGCGTGTTACTGCCGTTCAAACAATGATTCAAGATCAGTATGTGCCTTGGGTTGCTAAGCACACAGGCACACCAAGCGATCCACAATTGCTTCTTGCACAACAAGGCAAGTCGGTTACGCCGCCTGAATCGCTCTTTGAAAGCGCATCAGATAACCCTATTGGCAACGCATTACGCATTCAACGAAATGATGCAGGCTTTCCAACAATAGGCACTTCAGGACAAAAGGTTCTTGAGCTACAAGCGCAACTTGACCAAGCAAAACAAGTTGCTAATGCATCGCAACAAGTGTATGCAGAACAACAATCAGCGGCAGGCCCTGGTCAATCAGCGCATCTTATGTTCCCGGACTTTAATGAGAATAGAGCCAAGAAAGAGAAAGACGCAGCAGTTGTTGTCAACTTAGAACAACAGATAGAGAACAATAAGATTGGTATGGCTTATGAAGACTTAGCTGACCAAATGGTGACTCCGTTCCAGGCATACTCTGCAAAAGCACGAATACCTAGACATTTGGAGCAGTTTTACCCTAAGCTTATGAAGCAGCGCGACGATCAGAAAGTCTATCAAATAGGCTCTGGACCGCTAGACACTATGGCTTTAGGCAAACGAGTTGCTCAAGACGTTATGAGCGGAAAGATACCGCTTGATGTTGTGCCTAAACTCACTGACTTTACGAAGTTAGCTGAAAGATACGGAACAAAAGAAGGCAAAGCATATGTAGCCAGACAACAAGCGGCCAAAAACTACGTTGTTAATGCCAACACAAGACTACAAAATATTGTTTCACAGATTCCACAAGAGCAGCGATTTGACAAGCTAGGCGCTATCTTTTTAGATGACAACTTATCGTTTGAGCAAATCGACAAACTTACAAGCGATGATACTGCATTGCTAGACCACTGTATAGGAGAAGCTGGGCAAACTAGAAATAAAAGCAAGCTAACAGACAGAACGCACGGTTGGGTTCCTATGTATGACGTGTCTACTGGTGAACGAAACCCTCAGGCTACAAGAACGCACACACGCTATGCCGAGAAGATCGTGGATGGAAGATACATCGTGTCTAGTTTACGCGACACTGAAACAGGTTACCCCATCACAACGATTAGTTGGGAACCGTACGGTAACACCATATGGCAAACAGATTTCTTATCTGGATTTAATAACCAAGAAGCCATAAGGCCTGAGTATAGAGATTCAGTTAAGAAGTTTTTAAACAGCGTGTCTGAAGGCAATGGCCCGTTAGGTCTATCAGAATTTAAAGTCGGTAGTGCTTCCGGGTTAGAAAATATGTACAAACTGTACGACAAGGCTGACTCATCAAGTATGTCGTTTGCTCGTGCATCGCTAGCTACACAAGACAAAGCAGCGCTTAAGTCAAACCCGGCTATTTTAAGTCAAATGCCAAGGTTCTTTAGCATAGACGATCTTAAACAGGCACTAACAACTTCAACATCGGTGCCTAGCGCTAGTGAACCTGACAATGTTCGCGGCTTAACACAAGCTAGGAACATATTGCTTGAAGAACTGGATTCATTGCGCGACACCGTTCCTGCGTCAGAACTTCAAACAATGATGGATGACATTAACCACGAAATTGCTGACATTGACGCACGCCTTGTAAGAGCACGACAACAACCTGCACCACAGCAAGCTCCAACAGGCATAACGCGTGGTGACGTTGTGCGCACATTGGTTGAAACGCAACTTGCAATTAACCCAGACGCTGTTGGACTTCAGGATCTTGTGTTTTCAGGAACTGTAGACTTTGACCCTAATAACCCAGTACAAAGTTTAATAAACGTACGTGAGTATTTAGCGCAGCATGTGGTGGATAGTTGGCGCTCACCAGAGGGGACAATAGATGCTCTTAACGCCGTCGTGTCAAATGGCATGATCCCGAGACTTAATGAGTTGATTGCTGAACTTTCGCCTGCACAACAGCAAGCGCCTGCTGCGCCTGTTGCGCCTGTGCCACAAACTTTGACACGCGATCAACAAATTGCAATTGCGAGAGCGCCACAAATTGCAGACATGATCATTGGAAATGAGGGATTAGAAACACCACAAGATCTGCGCAATATGGCAATGCGTCTTTATGATCGACGCGAAGGCCAAGACACGGCGCGTGAACTATTTGCCATAGGCGATACTTTAGGCGACTTTGAAATAAGAGCAAGCGACTATCGGTTAAGTCATCTTGTGCAAGTTGGTCATGTTTTACACGAACGTGCTGATGCATTAGAGCGAGGGCAAGGCAACAATCACCCCTATGGGTTTACTCCTTTAGTACTAAATGACATACGAGATGACATAATCAGTGCATTTCAAGTAGGCGACGGTGGCGATCTAATGTGGCGTAGAGAAGTAATGCCCATCGTACGTGACAACTGGGATTCTGACTTTCCTTCATCTAGTATTCAAGCTATGATTTCAGATCTTGAAATGCATATGCGTATGGTTAACCCTGCATTGCAGCAGGGCGAAATTCCTGATGACTTTGTTGACAACGAAGCGTACATGGACCACTATGCAGGGTTAAGAGATTTGCGTGAAGGGCTTGACAATATACTTACCAGCGTGCAAGAGTTAGAGCGCGATTTTGAGACATCAGACCCTGAAGTTCGAATGGCGCAAATCAGCATGGCGCAAGCTGATGGTATGTCATATGCAGAACTGGCAGCTGCAGTGCCTGATCCGGCGCAATATGACAGTATTACTGCAAGACTTGTACGCGAAATTCGACTAAATGATCGAGAACCAGGTGAAGTCGTACAGAGAATTATTGACGGTGGTCGAGTTGGCAATCTAAATCTTTTTGACTTTATGCCTGTTGAACGTGAGTTAATCGCTAGGGATGTAACTGACACAATAAGAGCTTTGTCTGCTGCTAGAGCCGCACCACGCAA